CTTCAAAATCATAACTGTCCAACATACCGTCACGCACAATTTGTTTAATACGCAGAAACTTGTCACGTTGGGTGTCCATTGTCAAGTCCAAATAGTGGCAACGGCTTTCCAATGCGTCCAAATGGTCTTTTAATTTCTTACTGCGAACGTGCTCAAACTTAATGTTAGTAATAAAAATCACACTACCTTTAAATTCAAAACGATCCGGAATGCCTTCACGACCCAACATATTACTATCAGTGTTCCAAGAAATATAACGTTTCTTAGAACTGTCTAATGCGGCTTTCAAAATGTTCAACGACAAGTCGTCAAGCAAGATGCTGTCACAGTCATCAAACACTAACACGTTGCCTTCATCGGAGAACTTGTAAAGTTTGGCATACAAACCCAATGCTGACATTGCACCTTTGACAACTTCAAATCTGTTTTTACGATTAGCCATTTTGTCAAATAAACTGGCTTGCTCAAGTACCTTCTCAACGCCGTAGCTCTTACCTACGCCTGGAGGGCCGCTGACAATCATAGCACGAACTGCACCTGTTGTGGTGCCTTCTGCCATTTGGTCTAGGATGTCAAAGCGTTCACGGATGCGCTCAATAGCTTGCTCATCTGTTTCTGTGTACACTTCTGGCTCTTTAGTAGTTACTAAAGAAAAGACATTGTCGTCTTTATTTGCTTTGTTGCGCTGACTATCTGTCATGTCAGCAATAGTTTGACCACTCACTGTAATATCCTCCATTGTTTTAACTTTAACACGAATAGCTTTACCTGGATAACCTAGGGTGCCGTCATCTTGAACTGTTACATACATACCTTTGCTACCAGACTTAACGTCTGACACCAATTGGAATGTTTGGTTACGAACTTTAACGCCGCGATACTCGCCTGCAAAAATAGTTACATTAGCCATTTATAAACTCCTGTTTTGTTAATCTATGTATGTATTATAGCACTGAAACCAATTTGTGTCAATTAATGACTGCTACTTTGAACATTTTTAAGCTGGCATTGTCAGCACAGATTTGAATTTTATTCTCAAATTTAACACCTGTTTGTACGGGTATTAAAAGTGTAACAAAAGTATTAAGAAATCCAGGCTTTGCTGTAGGGGTAATTTTGATACCAACTACTTCTGCATTGCGAGTACCTGCGGCACTTGTATACACAATTTTAGTTCCGATTGCTAGTTCCATTTTGGACTCCTTTTTGTTTCGCTATGTATGTATTATAGCAAAGGATCCAATTTGTGTCAATTAACCCAAAGTAGTGTCATCCATGCCCGCTACACGGAGTTTGACAATGTTAGTAATCTGCCATTGCTTGGTGTCAATGGCTTTCATAATGCCGAGGTACTTGTTACGGATCATGGCAAACTCATTTACGAGAATTTGCCATTCAATTACTTCGTCGTCTCCATCTACATATTTGTCAGCACTACGGTCACTGAGTGTTCTATTATAATTTTCGGTATACTTCCTAAACATCTCACTTCGTTTTTTTCTTAGTTGGATGTTTAGGAATTCAAGTATAGCTTCAACTTCTTGCAATTGGTTAAATCTGTGTTCCACTATTCCAGGCATAAGTCTAGAGTTTGTTTCCAAGTTACCTTTGATACTAGTTTCTATTCTAGCATCTTGTAATTCAGATTCATAGTAGGCTATTGAGCCTGGCAACTCATCTAAGTTGCCAGTAACACGTCTATACCAATTACTCATTCTTCGTCGGCGTCGGAATCGTAATTATCTTCTTCGTAGTCATCATCATCATCGACAATGTCGTTGGCAGTGTATAAGTCTTTAATTACAGCATCTAATGTACTGTCATTGCCGAGAAGTTCTTCTGCAACACTATCCATTTCATAGTGATTCTCCAAACTACGCAGTAATGCACAGGCAGCATCATAGCGTTCTTTCTTATCAATGTAAGTCTTAACAGTGGCCCATACGTCTACAATCAAATTAACTTGTTCATCATGAAGCATCTTCAATCTCCTCCAAAGGTGTTATATCTGCTATATTTACATCTGCTGTCAGATCTCTAAGCATAATATCTGCCATTACTTTGTCCAAAAGCTCATTGGTCCATGCTTTACGCATTGCTTTAAAGACTTCGCCTTCTTTAGTTGTATAAAGATAACTGTTGCCTTCACGCTTCAAACTGCCACGTTCTTCCAGCAAGTCAAATAATCCGCTGTAAGGACTCATACCTGTTGCATAAGGAATCTGCACATGCACACTTTCAAATGGTTTAGCATAACGAGTTTTCATGATCTTACAACTGGCGCGAATACCATTGACTGTTGTGGTCTTATTGCCATCTTCATCCAGTTTCAATTTCAATTTACGCATGGCAACTACAATACTGCTGGCATAGATAAAGCCTTGGCCGCCAGAGATCTTATCGTCCGGATCAAACATGTCCTGACTTGCGTATGTGTGGTTGGTACATACCATACCAATGTTTAGATTACCAAACATATTAACTGTGTTACGAACCAGCGATGTCAGTGCTTTGGGCTTACGACCCATGTCACCTTTCATATCACCTGCTTGGAACTGATTAACGTCTGTGGGTGTTAGCAACATGCCTAAACTGTCAATGACAAACAATACCTTGGGTCTAGCATCTTCTGCCATGGCTTTGTAATCTGCGACAAATTTGGTAATAGTCATGGCCACGTCATCAATCATGGCCATGTTAAGTTTTAACAATTTTTGTTCGCTTGTATCTACGCCAAGTGCATGTAGCCATGCTTCGTCTAGTGCGTTTTCTGTGTCGATGAGCACAACATAAATGCCCTGCTCTTGTGCGTGACGAACTAGATTGCCAGAACAGATATAACTTTTGCCTGCGCCCGACTCGCCGGCAAACACAGTGACCTTGCCCATGGGCACGCCTTTAAAAAAGTCGCCACTAATCAAATAGTTTAAGGTATAATTACCTGTACTGATCCAATCTGTAGGATCATTAAAACCAATGCTAAGGCCTTCAATGCTCTTGGTAATTTCTTTTCTAAATTTACTTACGTCAAATGGTTTAGTCATATTATTCTCCTTGCAAGTGTTTCATAACATTCTCTGGACTTGAAACGCTATATGGATCAGGATCGGCAGCACTTGATTCTGGTTCCACAAACATTTGTTCCACGTTGCCGTTGTCAATGATTGCGGCATAACGACGACTGCGCTTGCCAAATCCAATAGCACTCATGTCAACTGTCATGCCCATGCCTTCTGTGAACGTGCCAGCACCGTCTGGAATAACTTTAACGTTTTTAATTTTAAGAGCACGACTCCATTCGTTCATAACAAACGCATCATTGACGCTAACGCAATAAATATCATCAATGCCCTGTGCTTTGAAATCATTAAATTGACCTTCAAAGCCCGGCAATTGATATGTACTGCACGTTGGTGTAAATGCTCCGGGCAAGCTAAACACTATTACTCGCTTGTTGGCAAACAAATCATTGCTTGTTTTAAAAACAAACTCGCCGCCGATTGGACAGCCACCTTGTTCAGGTTCTTCATCGCCTTGTCTAAAGGCAAAAGTTACATTCGGTATATTTTTCATTTCATTTTCCTTTTGTTCTTGATTATAAGTCATAATCATTTTTGTTAATGGTTCCATTTTTTCTTGGAAGACTTCGGGTACCTTAACCGATATGCGTTTCATATCCCAGTCACTGGGATAATGACGCAGTATGCTATAAGCCTCACGTCTAACTTCTTTGGAAATTCTAGGATACTTTTTCTTATCATGAGCAACTTCACCCAAGAATCTACTTGCCCATAATACAGCACGATATCTTTCGTCTGGTAGTGTCATTTGATACTCTCTACTTTGTGATAGTAAACGTTTCTTCTGCATAGAAGAACCCGGGCGATACAATAACCATTTACCGGTTAGTTATCGCAGAGGCCCGGGCCGTATTTACTTTTGCTGACGATTACGAATCATTGCAAGAATATCATTGACATTCTTTTTGCCTTCTGGAGCGGCTGTTGTATCAGCTGTTTCAAAAGGTGCGTCATCTTCGTCATTGACGATTGCTGGCTTTGCTGCCACAACAGGAGCAGGACGAGCTGCCGGAGCAGGTGCTTTGAAACTTGC